CATTAGTCCGCCGTTCGTCGGCTTAAGAAAGGGTTTACCTTCTTTCTTGCCGGCGGACCTTAGGAGCCGGATCCGCGGGGGGGACAGAGTGGGCATTATGCTCACCCTGACCCTCCTAGGACTTTATAGGGGACTTGTTGTTCCCCCTAAAGTCAAGGTCGAGAGCATCACCGATGGTTACTCTGGAGAGAGTGACCATTTGATGGGGTTCTCGGACACCGTGGAGCGGTTTTTAAGCCATCTGCAGATAGGGAAACTTAAGAAGCCCCGACTGTGGTTAAGTACTAGTGTAGGACCGCATGGAATGATGGGTTCAGTTACTGCCATCAGGGATGCAGCTTCGCTGCTCTCTGGTCAGCATGAAACCATCCGTTTGTTCCAACGGGAATACGCTAGTGCAGTCTATGGGCGGTGGTACAGAATCTGGTTAGGGATACAAATCAGGTTCTTTGCTACTGTCCATTGGGTTCTCTTTCCATCTTGGAAAGCGCAGTCTGGTGAAACGTCTTGGCTTAGCAGACTCCATCGTATTGAGGAGCCTGCCGGGAAAGTGCGGATCGTGGCGATCACAGATTATTGGACACAGCTTCTTATAAAGCCTGTTCATAATCTTGTGTTCGACATTCTCCGTACAATCCCCCAAGATGGGACATTTGACCAGGAAGCCTGTGTAACCCGCCTTAAGGATAATATCCTTTTAAGGTTGGGTGAGCATGGTAAGGGAATTACCGTTTACTCATATGACTTGTCTTCTGCGACCGACAGATTGCCAGTGCACCTGTACCAGGAGTTACTCTCTCATATCATTGGATTTGAGGAAGCAACTCTCTGGAAGCATCTCCTAACCGCCCGTAAGTGGTGGGACCGAGATTCTGTATGGAGTAAGGAAAAGGGACTCCGTCCAGATGGACCCTGGTTATCCCGTCTGTATGCAGTAGGCCAGCCTATGGGGGCTTATTCTTCTTGGGCATTACTAGCGTTGGCACACCATGCCATCGTTCAGTATTGTGCAGGACTTTTAGGCCGTACTTCTTGGTTTGAGGATTACGGTGTCGTCGGGGACGACATCGTAATCTTCGATCAGGAAGTAGCGAAACGGTATCGGGAGGTGATGTCGGAACTAGGGGTTGTTATATCAGAGGAGAAATCCTTGATATCTACTTCGGGTGTTTTCGAGTTTTGTAAGAGACTCGTTACACCTCAAGGCGACGTGAGTGGGATACCGGTAAAACTATTGTATCAAGTTTTCCGTTATCCCATTGATGCGGGTGTCGTTATTCGACACCTTCACCGCCGTGGCTTTGCCCTACTTCCCATCGCCGTTGCTCGTGCAATTTCCTTGCTTTCGGCACGCTCTGTTGACCTTAAGAAAGCCATCAGAACGTATCCGGTCAGCATTAGAGTTGCACTCACAACTCTCGTGCAGCCTGCCTATCCTTGGTGGAGGGGTATCTGGTTGGTAGTCCATGCGCAGCGGCTCTCAGTGGTTGATCTTTATGAGATCCTAAGGGTAGGATCGAAGATCCCCACTGATGAGCTTGGTGCGTATGGGCTCCTTGAGACTACCTCCTTTCAGGGTTGGCTCAGCCGCCTTCATCCAGGTAAATGGATGGACTCACTGCAAACAGTGAGCCCTGGTGTTCGACGCTGGCTCTTAAATAGTTGGCCTCTTACAAGGCTTAATAAATTAGGAGTTAGTTCGGAGATCACCGGGGGGCTAGTTCGGCTTATCCTGTTAGTGGGTACACCACTGGGGTGGTGGTTGGTGAGTGAAATCATCAATCGCTATAGTCAACTTCTCAACGCTGCCTTCTTGGCAGCCCTTGAGAGTATGGCTACACCCGGAGAGCAAAGGATGATGGCGGGATACGTTTTCTTCCGGAAACGTGTGAGGGACCGGATTCTGGAGCTCTACCGCGGGCACTCTCTTGAGTACCTATCTGCGGTGAGTAGGGCGCGGACGCGGTCTGCTTTCAACTTCCAGTTCGCTGCGGATAGCAACCGTAACGAGCGAAGAAGGAGGAGGCAGGTTGCGTGGGTACAGAAGGCCCTCAGTAAGTACGAAGGCACGCTGCCTCCGGCTTACTTTGAGTCCCCTGTGCCGACTAATGGCCCTTAGTAAGGGTCCCTGAGGTATGGGGCATGTTGTCTGGTTGGCCACCCGCGCTGTCGGTTTTGCTTGCAAAACGTGGACAGCTCTGGGTCACTTAGTAGGTCCTTTATGGAAACCGCTAGTGGGCTCAGTGCTCGTCTTTGGTACCAAAGCACGTCCCCACCCGGGAGAGACAAGAAACACCCACTGCTACTGGGTAGCAGACAGCGTGATGCTTCATGCTCCGTCTCGGCCCATGGTAACTCTACTACTGATATTGGCTACCTTCAACACCACGAGGGTCGTGATGGTGGGGTAGTGGCCTACCAGCGCCTCGTAGGAGGCTGGTGGTCAATATTGGGAACGGGATTATAGCCATGGTCTCCGAGGCCTACCTTAGGGCATGTCCCCTGACCAGGGAATGTCAGAAGGTGTAATGCCATCTGGGTACGACTCCGAAGACTCATCGCGTTGCTGAGTATAAACAGGGCGCTCGGATCGAGGAAATACTCGCTTAGGAATTCCCGGTTGGTTGAGCCATATGGCAACATGGCCAACCTAGGGTTTCCTACGGGGGGGATCTCGATCTTAAACCGGGGAGGTTAGTCACCTCCCCGGACCCCCG